GCTCGAATGGGCGTACACGTAGAATTCGGCATAGAGGGTCCATACGATTGGGGCACCAAGTTTCTTTATGGCGGCTTGGCCCCCTTTTTCGCTCATGAACAACGCGGGCTGCTCCGCCGGAGCGACGTCCGCCCAATGTCGCAGACGGCGATTTGTACTGGTGAACTGCGCCGCACTTGCGCCGAGCTCCCATAAGGCAGCGTAAATCGTTTCACGAACTATCATCGGTCGATTCCGAACGCCAGGACGCGGCGAACCGCTGCTGCGATGGCTGTCGATAAAACGCGACCTGTCGCCTCTGATCCTGAGGACGAAGAAGCCAAGATTATATTCCCGCCGATCATCATAGCGTTAGCGCCTCGCGCAATGCCGCTTCCACCTCATCGCGGATCGCAGGGTCCATGTCTTCCAGTGCCGAGTGCAAAAAGGAGGGCTCCGGAACCTCTATCCGACTATGGTACGACTGCAGACTGATCGCCTTCCTCGGTATCGGGCGTCGGAAGGCCTTTTTGACATGGCGCAGGCTCGCGCCGACGCCAGCCGCACCGAAGCCATATTCGTGAGCGTGGGTATAATCGCTGCCGCTGGAGACGGTCGCTGCAATCCTGTCGTCGCTTTGATCGATTTGCAGACTGCTACTGAGCGAGCCCGAGCGGGGAGCGAGGGTTTGATTAGCGAGCTCACCCTCCTGGATCTTGCGCTGAAGTTCGATACCCAGTGTGGTGATCGCACGGGCGAGTCCCGAAGAGACTAGATCGGGAATAGCGCGCAACCAAGCCAGCACTGCGTCGTCGCCGACGAGACGGGCAGTAATCACAGAACGCTGGATATTATCATGGCATCGCCCCCGGTTACCACCGGTGTTCGCTGGATCGGAGCGATTGGAGCAACCAGACGATATTGTTGCAGGAGCGTTTTGATCGGGTCGCTCATGTCCTTTTGGGCGTATGCGACGGTCTCTGCACCGCCCAACGATTTCGAGACTTCGCCGATGCGCGTACGCTCTCGGTAGCGCAGCGAGACGAGTTCGATGCACGCCTGAGCGACTTCGGGCGGTGTAGTCGGATATCCGGCCGTATACGCAACGACAACGTTCTGGGCCCCACGGTTGAACCTGTAGCCGCGGACCGAAAGCTGTGTGGAACTGAACCGGTAACCGGCTGCGTTGAACAAGGCGGCCACAGGAACAGCCTGGCCGTCGATCGCCAATGACAGCACGGCCGTGACCGGAAAGCACGCGAACTGCAGCCTGTGGCCTCCGGTTCCGTCGCGGATTTCTAGGTAATCGGCTGACGCGATCTGGCGGTTGAGCCAGGTCTGAATATATTGGCTTGCCGCCGCGACAAGGCGGGTAAGCAGCGCGTCGTCGGTTGCCGGAAAGGCCGCTTGCCCGGTTTGCAGCCACGCCTTGACGTCGGCGAGCGTAGTCAGATCCCCGAAGGCCACCGAATCAGACCTTTTTGGGACGGTTGCTCGGCCACGATTTCGCTCGACGCAAAGTCACCATCGTCTCCTCATAAACGGGGACGAAGCCATGCGCCGATAGCTCAAAAGCGGCTTCGGCCGGCACGAGCACGTTCCCATTCGAATCGGCGAGGAATCGACGGCCGGCATAGGAACAGCCCGCGGCATCGTCGTGGTGCAGCGTGAACTCACCGGCGGAGACTATGTTGTCGCGGTTCTTTGCCAATACGAACCCCCCGATTGTGGTCAGGGGACCAACAGCCTCCGGCGGCACTTGGATCAGACCGTCCTTATCGACCGAATAACAAGCTGCCCCGTGGTTCGCCTCATCTTGGCCAAAAGCAGCGCGCAACGGTATCAGATCCCCGCCGGGTGAGACCCCCGGGGTTGACCCGGGGGCTGGTACAACGGACGCTTCCAAAGAAAACGTCGAGATCTCGGGCATTAGCGTCACCCGTTTGCGATGTTACAGATGACACCCATCGCAAACGGAGCATAGACGGCCAGCACTTCCTCGGCATAGACGCCGACTTGCCGCTGGCGAGTAACGATCGGCCAATCGATCTGGTAGTAGTCTTGCCGTGTTTTGATCTCGGCGACGTTCGGTACCTCGTTCGACTGGTACTGAATGGGCAGGTTCTCCGCCCAACCGATGACCGTCCCGGGCGGCACCTTCGGGTGAATTCGGATCGGAATGCGAAGGCCGCCATTTAAGGCGAAGGGATTGTAATAAAACTGAACGACCCCGGACGCCGTCAGCTGATACTCACCGTCGCTGCCGTCAGCGGGACTATCGTAGCGCAGCAGCGGACCCGAGGCGTTCGACAGCACCTTTGCCGTTATGTTCTTCAACTCCTGCGAGTTGACAAAGAGAACCGTCGGCGACACTTGAAAATTGTCCCACATCTTCTGGAACATCGTGTCGATCTCGACGACCGAGCCGCGGCCCGATGCGGTCAGAGGCGTGCCAGTCCCTGCCGTCCCGGTCGGCATGACATTGACGTAGGCGTTCGACCCTGGTTTCAGCGCGGTCGTCAAAAGTCCGTCATAGGCGTAACTCGGGTTGGCGGAATTGTCGGCAGTAATGGCGCTCTGGAGCTGGGTACCAGTGCTGAGCGGCGCAGATATGGCCAGACTGTTGATGGTCGTGATCGCCTGCAACACTTCGCTGCCGCTGGTGGTCGACACGTACCAAGCATACGCGGCGGCGCCCTGGACCGGGTTGACTGAGCAGAACAGCGTCTGACCGAGTGTCACCGCCTGGCTTGCCTCGGCGCTAATGTTCGAGGAGCCGCCAGAGAGCGTGAAGGTCTTGCCGTCGGCGCCGGTCACGATCTTGGAGGTCGCGACACCGCCCAACAGGCTGGTGTTCTGGTACCCTTCGAGGGTCAGCGCTACGACTTTGACGAAATAAGTGGCAGCGGGCAGCGTTGCCCCGGCGCCCGATGCCGATAAGGTCGGAGTAGAAGGCGTGCCGAGCGTCAATGAGGCGTTGCCGGCGAGGATCGCCATCTCCTCCTTCAGCATCATCTTTTGGAGAAGGCGGAAAGCCATCATGGCCTGGATATCTTCGAAGGTCCGGCCGGCGGAAATTGCCTCGAAAGTTGCCGCGTCTTCCTCCCCGATTGTGACAAACGCGGAGGTTTTGTTCGAGGTCGAATATGACATCTGGCCCGAGCGTTGGCCTTCCGGCACCCACCCCATCGAATCGAAACCGGAGCCGATGATCGCGTTCACTTGCCGCCAATTTGTTGCGGAGCCGACGCCGCCGCCGACGCGTGGAACGATGTTCCTGAGTGGAGTGACAAACGGATAGAGGTTCTTCGCTGGCGCCTGAAGGTCAAAGGCCAATAAGCCTGTCGCAGTCGAAATCGATTTGGCCAATCGAAAATCCGGCTGTGCCAGAGCCCCTTTCATGAGCTCCAGCGACTCTTGAGTGATCGAGTTCATCAAACTCCTCCCAGAAAAGGGGGGCAACAAAAAGCCCGGCAAGGCACCGGGCTCGGCGACGGCCGTTGGGCCGATAGTGCTGTGTGCTTGACCGTCAGCGCCTCGAGCGAGCTGCTCCCCGGCGTCGGTCGATTGCAGAATTCAAGGTTGATCGGCAGCTGACCCGGCAATTCGAATAGGAGTCGCGTAGCTGGCCTTTATTAGCGTCAGCGTTTGTTCCTCTTTGCTCATCTTGGCGAGTGCTGCGGCGATCGCTTCCGGCGACAGTTCCGGCTCGCCGCTGCCGATATTTCGTTCGCGGTCCTGCTGCTTCGATATCGAAATAGTGCCCTTTGCCATGGTTAAGGCAGGCAGCGGTGTCCGTGCAATCTCGTCGACTCGTTTGGTAAGCCGCTCGATCATTGGAACAACCTCCCCCAGAACCTTCGCCAGCGCCGCCTTTTCGGCCGGTTCATCGCGGAGCATGCCCGCTGGTTCTGCCGCGCGCGGCTCGTCGACGCCTGCCGCGTCGCATCTCGCCCCGGCCGCAACCAGATGACGATGCGATGCTTTGAGAAGCCCCATCGTCTCCTTCGAATGGCGCGCCCCGAACTTCGTGGCCTTCGCGCAAACATACCCGTCGGTCAGCGACTGGAGGCATTCATGAGCCAAATCCATCAAGTTCTGTTGGGCCCGTTGGCGTTTGCATAGCACCTTGGCGACGGCGGCGAGCACTTTCGCAGTATCAACCTCCGGGCTGTCACCCGCAGGGCATTCCAGCGAAGCTGGCGAAAGATCGTCATCTTCCGTTCTTCCAGGGGTCCAGAGCGGGGCAGGCACCGCACCAGCTTTCTGCAGATAATCGCGTGCCTGCTCCATGTTCGCCTGCTCATCGACCGATAGCCCTCCGAATTTCAGACATTGGTCGCACGCGAAATGGGCCGTATCCAGCAGTGCCTGGTCGCCACGCGAGTACTTGGCCTTCGCAATGGTGCCGTCAACGAGCGGCGGCGTATAGGAGCGGTCTTTCCGGCCAAAAGCAGCGACGCGTTCAAGATCGGACGCCTGCGTCATACCGAGCATCCCGGGAATTGCCGATACTGGCGGCGAGCCGTCCGCTTCCGCATCGTCCGAAATTTCATCTACTTCTTCGTTTGCCAAGCAGCTCAGAAAATCACAAAGCTCAGTGATGATCGCCTGCAGTCGCGCCGGCTCCGGCGACTGATCGTTCTCGATGGCTGCTTCGAGTTCCAGGGCGCCCCTTAACCAGTCGAGCTCAGCAATCACGCGAGCGATCTGACCGACATCATGCAGAGCTTTCGTCACAGAAGCCCGCGATGACTTCTCACGGCCACTCTTCGAGGCGAATGATTCATCATTCGCCGTGCTCGCCCATGCGGTGGCGGTCGCGCTCCGGTTTCCTGCTAGTCCGGTGACGCCCTCTAAGCATCTGAGCGCATCCGCTTTGGCCAGATGACGGTGATCGAGAACACCACAGGCCCAGATCTGGATTGGAGCGTTGAACGGTTGCCGTTCCGATGGGGCCTGTTCTGTGTCGACGGGTTCGCCTTTCACCACTGGCTCTGCGACACCGAGAGGAGCATCCGGCAGCACTGCTGCTTTCCAGCAGTCAAAAATGGCTTCTGGGTTCGCGGGTCGATCGACCAAAGAAATCTCGTTCAAGACGAGACCCGTGATGGTGTTCGGGCTGCCGACCTGGCGCTGCGTCACGCGCCCGCCAATGGAGAAGCCCCGATAGACCTGATTTCTTACCTTGGCCACCGCGACCGGGTCGACAACATGGGCGACAATGCGGGTAGTGCCGTCCTCGCACACTTCGGCTTCAAGCGTCGATCCGGCGGCGGAAAGTTGATGCATTTCTCTGAGAGCCGGGAAGCGCATGTAGTCCGGGATCGCTGCGCGAATGGCGTCCGCCCGCACAATCTCTCCCTGTTCGTCGACAGCCTCGGATGTCGCGATCCCGTATACCCGCACGGTCCCGTCGTCCTGAGGCTCAATCTTCTGGATTGCGCCGTAAAGCCGCATAATTCGAACCCCAGTCAGATGTCGGAATTAGTTACAACCGGTTGAGAGAGGCCGTGCCGTGACTGAGGTCAAGAGCCCGGCAGCTTGCATTGCACCGTCGCATTGAGCTTCAGCACACGCCCATCGCTGAGATTGGCAGTGGCCTCGAGAATGTAGGTTCCGCCAGCTGCCGAGATCGGCATACCCCCGATCCAGCCGACGGAAAACCACCCCGTGCGCGTCTGCAGCGAGCTGTCCATCGGTGACCGCACCAGGAAAGCGGTCTGTGGGGAAGCCGACAAGACCCTCGACTGAGGTGTTGGATCGATTGCTGTCTCGTAAGGACCCAATGCGCAAGTCCAGCTCGTAGATACAATCGTAGCCGCACCAACGTCCGGCGTGAAATCGAAAGCAAAATAATCGACTTCACCGACTTCGATCGGGTCGAAGGGCGTTGCGACGCGCATTTTTTAAACCTTACCCGCCTCTAAAAGGATGTCTGCTGCCGGGACCCGCAAGGATCCGAATCCGTCCAGGAGACCGCAG